AAGCCTTAAAAACGGGGCGTTTGTAAAACGATACATCTTACCATTGCACAATTCATAGCATTCCTACTATTTCAGTCAGAAACAACCAAAATCAGCCCAGAATGTTCATATCCGTCCACTAAAGGTTTGAAAATAAGCATTTTCGCACGTTTTAGACCGGGGGTACTTATGCCCTGAAAGCCTTGAAAACGCAGTGTTTTCCGGGGATGCAGAGCTTTTTTGACACCAAGTTCAGATTTCGGATCCATGTTCCCAGATTCTCCGATCATCACATCTCTCTCACTCGATTTTCAGATCAGAGTTTCTTCCTTATTATATATGTTTTCCTGATTCACCTGTTTTTATTTTTCTAAACAAGTTTGTAAAATTCTGTTGACATTTTTCATGGTTAATGCTATAATACACTTATCCCGAAAGGGATAGAAATCACAGGAGGCACATATGAACGACATTACTTTTATTGGAGTCAATCTTACTCAAGAACTCCAGAAACAACTTGATTCTCACAAATCAGCCATTCTATCTACTGCACCTCCAGATGCAGTAAAAGGCTACAATCTAGGTGTACAAAACACTCTTCTACTCTTAGACTCACTTCTCTCATCTTTCGAACCCAACGAATTCCTGATCAATACTACAGATTCCCACTTAACTGAGTATGACTATGATGAGCTTGAAGCTTTAACCTGTAAACAAGTTTATAAATCATAAGGAGCATTTTATATGAAGACTTTTACTAATACCCACACATTACTATACCACACTAATGATTCAATTTCAATCCCTCTCAGATACTCTATCATTGAAGGAACCACATGGTTCGTAGGCAAAGATGTAGCAGCCATTTGTGGATACAAAGACACATGGAAAGCTATAAAATACCATGTTTCACCGGAAAATATAGATCATATCATCCTAGATGGCCATAAACATATTATTATCAATTTCTCTGGATTCGAACAGTTGGCACCTGACAAGAAGCCAGTAAACTGGTTTGTAAATAATAATATTGCTACTTTTACAGAAGAAAAATCAGTATCAGAACCCCCAACAGTGTTCACTCACCCACAATTTGGCACTGTCAGAACAGTAGAAATTGATAACGAAGTGTGGTTTGTAGGTAAAGATGTAGCAGAAGCTCTAGGTTATTCTGATCCTAGAAGTGCAATTTCAAAGAAGATTGAGAATGAAGATAGAGGTGTTGCTAAAATGGCAACACCTTCCGGAACACAGCAGATGACTATCATCAACGAATCCGGTCTCTACTCTCTCATCCTTAGTAGCAAACTTCCATCAGCAAAAGAGTTTAAGCACTGGGTTACGGCAGAAGTACTCCCATCCATCCGTAAGACAGGGGGCTACGTTAACCCATCACAGTCCGACCTTTTCCTAAACACCTATCTCCCATTTGCGGATCAGAACACTCGACTTCTTTTTAAAACTACTCTTGATACTATCCAGCAACAGAACAATACAATTCAGCAGCAGAATCACACTATTTCACATCAGGAAGACATCATTCGTAATCTTACATCAGACATTCCATTAGCAGATAAACGTCAGATCCTCAATAGAATTGTACGCTTCGGAGGAAGTCCTCATACTCGTTGGCCATTCCTCTACAGAGAGTTCGACAATAAGTTTCATATGAATACTAAAGTACAGCTTGAACATTACAATGAGACACATAAACCTAAGCTACAGAACCGTTTAGATTACATAGAGCACATTGGTATGTTCAATGATCTAGCTGAAATAGCATGTGTAATCTTCGGTCCAGACATCGAAAAGTTGTCTGCTCAGTATTATGAAATCTGTAAGTAAATTTTGATTTTACAGTGAGAGGCTTACAACTTTACAGTGAGCCTCTTACAAAAGAAATTTGATCCATATACTCAAATAAAACCATTATATAGGGGGTAAGAAACTTGATCGACACCACAAAAATTTTACCCGGTCAGGAATTTAAGAACATGCAGGAACTGTCAGTAGCTCTTACTGGTCAGAAGATGCCTGCCGGAAACAGATATGTTGTCAGAGTCAATGAGATGAAGAAATATTTTTCATGGGATAAGGTGCCTGGTTCCAACAGAATTATTATTACTGACATTTTTCCTGAACCTGTCACAAAACCCAGGAAAAAATGTAAAAAAAGAATAGCAACACCAAGAGAATATTATCCTCAGGGTAAATACAATTCTATGATTTATGCCAATTTAACTACGTTAGAACTCAACCATAAATATTCTCTTTCAGAACTATTTGAGGAGTTGGGTATGACCAGTTGCAGATTCACGCGTCCAAAGTATTACTTAGATTGTGTAAATACAACTAACCTTTCACTTTCAACTTATAGATATTTTTTTAATAAATTGAACAATTTATTGAGTAAAACTTTATATACTACTCTTACTAATTTTAAAAAGCGAGAATGTATTTCTTATCATATGGAATATAGATACACTTTCAAACAAGGATATGAAGAAATAGACATACCTACAGAAGCTATAGAAGCGCTCAAAGAACAGGCGCTGCAGGAAACTTCATATAAAGATGAATGGTCTGTTTTACATAGTTCTGATTCTCAGAAGTATACTCAATATATTTTAGATAAATTGTCTATATATGGAATCAAAAAATATACTAAATGTTATGTGTTCACTTCTATTAAACCATTTAATAATCTTCCTGAGCCGAGTTTGTCTGAAATGAATGCTTTAACAATCGAGAAGCTTTATAAATTTAGCAATAAATTTGATCAAGTTAATCAGAAAAAGATTCAATCCATCATAAACACCAGTATTTTAAGTCGGTAGACCGGAAGGCGAAGCCTGAGGTCTGAACACATGAAAGTTTTTTCAGCGCTACTTTCTACACTCGGCGGTTAAGCGCCTCGCCTAAAGCAGCTGCTTCTGAAAAAATTTTGCGTTCAGACGTTGATTGTTTTTGTTGGTGAAAAGTTTCCACCAAAATAAAAATTGTACATATATCTTTATATATAAAAAAATATTTGTACCTTTTTTATTAAGTAGAAAAAATATTATTCGAAGTTGAACGAATGAGCGAAGCGAGTGAGAGAAAACTATAAGACCCTCATGGCTCGCATAAGTTAAAGAAAGGAATGATTACCAATAGCAAAGCAGAAAAAATGTAAAAGATACTTATTCAAGCTCCACAGTGAACGTCTTCGCAGATCACGCTGGAAGCTAGAATATCCATTAGAGGAAGCTCTAAACACAGAAGACATTATTTCTCTGTCTGATAGCCAGATTCTCAGATTCATTGATGAACTCAACGGAGACACCAGTGAAGCCAGAGAAGAAGAAGCTTCTTATATAAAGAAAGAAATCAAGCGTCTCAAAAAATCTGATTCTTCTAAGAAAGATACTCTCATAGCAAATCTCTATAAAAGATTCTATAATCTTCAATTTGTTCCAGATTACATGTGTCTGATCATTGATAAAATGTCTGATTATAACAGAGCCAATAAAGGCTTTTCTATCAATGGAATAAAATATCACAGACTCCTAGGCACCAACGGGGGTGTAAAGAATTCTACTATTGTTTATGTCTCTGAAAGACTATATCCCCAGCTCTATGAGCGTCTCTGTTGCGGCAGGAACCTAGAACAAAAATTTGTGCCAGCTAAACTTGAAGCGTACCAAGCACTGATCTGTTCCGGTAGTATTCCAGTAAGTATGCCGAAAGGGATCATAGTCGTTCCTGATTGTATCACTCATTTCACAGAAGACATTATTCGTGTAGATGACTCTCAGTCTGATGAACCAATAGTAGAGTTCCTCAAGGATCAAGAAATAGAGCTTACGGAATCAGACGGTTACGGAATCATGCTTCCATCACTCTCTTACCGTTGGGCAAGAGAACTTGACGAAGAAGAAGATTTTTTATCTGGCTGTAATCTCAGAGGACTCCCATGGACAAAGGGCATGGTTTTCACAATGGATTATTTAGCTTTTGGGGAATCTATAGCGAAAAACTTCTATATAAAAGATGCCTGGGGAGATATGAGAGATATCAGAGAGTCTGAACTGATTATTACTACTTCTATGCTTAAATTATGGGATTCCTACTCTTCTTTCGAAGATTACTGGTCCAATGTAAAAAAATATCATTATCAGATATCTATAGCCAAGACTGCTCCTGCAAGACTTGATGAGTACAGAAGCACAAATTACCAGTTCTTGCAGAATTACCACCTTACACCGGAAGAAGTAACTGAATTGGTCCGTCCCACAGTAGAAGAAATTCAAGAAATCCTTGGATTAGACTACAGGAAGTCACTCCTATTTCTGAGAGGAACAAATCTTACAGAAGATTCCTATATTGATGAAGAGCCATATATCAACGCTCTCATGATTGAGCCACAGATGATTCATGATCCTTACATCAGAGACAGAATTTACAATATGATAAAGAAAAAAATCAGACAGGCTAAGATAGGGGTTCTTAAAGTAAGGGGTAACTTTGCCATCATCGGAGGGGATCCGTATAGCTTGATGCAGAGTATCTTTGGTTTACCGGTCACAGGATTGCTCCACGCTGGGGAATGCTGGCATAAACATTGGCTTGATCGAGGAGTCAGCGAGGTCTGCTGCTTCAGAGCACCTATGACAAGCAAATACAATGTGCGTAAGCTTAAGATAGTAGGGACTCCTGATATGACTTATTGGTATAGATATATAAACACATGTATGTTGTTAAACTCATGGGATAGTACTAAGGAAGCTCTTAATGGAGCTGATTGTGATAAAACTCTGTCACCTTATACAGCGATGTATATGTAAAACTCGGTGAACTTACAAATGTAAGGTGTCCGGAAGTACCGGGCTAACAGTGGAACTCTTATTGGAAAAATAGATTATAAAAAAGAAGGTGAGAACAATAGAAGAAAGAATTTTAAATGTAAAAGGTATTGATTACATAGTTCGTGAAGATGGAAAAATATTTAGTACTCATAATCGTGGTAGAGCGAAATATCATCAGGAAATAAAACAACGTATGAATTCAGATGGGTACATGTGTATTACTGTCGGTAAAACAGGAAACAGAACAGTTGCCAGTGTTCATAGATTAGTAGCAAAAGCATTTATCCCTAATCCTTTAAATTTACCGGAAGTAAATCATAAAGATTACAATCGCACAAACAACAGTGTAGATAACTTAGAATGGTGTTCACATAAAGAAAATATTGACTATACTCTCGCTGCTGGCAGACATGCTTCGCAGACGTTAGATTATAGTGGCAAGAAAAATCCCAACTACGGAAACACCACACTCAGTCAGAAGTACAAAGCTGATCCTGCATATTCAAAAGAAAAACAATCTCGTCCCGGAGGACAGAATGGAAGAGCTATTCCAGTATGTTTGTTAGATAAAGACAAAAATGTAATAGCAACTTTTCCATACATGCAGTTATGCGCAGAATATGTGTTGAAACAACTGCACTCTTCTTCATCTCCGGCAGGTCTAGCAGGAAGAATCCCATATTATATAGAAACAGGTAACATATATAAACACACATACTATTTTTCCAAAGACAATACTGTGCTAAGTCTCAATAATGAGAAAAGTTCAACGACTATCGAAAGCATAGCTTAAGAGAAATACTTAAGTAAAGAAGCAAGTAGAGTACCTTGTGAGTGGAATCCTCGCAGGGGAAGTGCCGAGCATCTGTATCTTGGTGATAGAGCTACAGATGAAGATATAGTCTAGTCCTTATGGAAACATAAGGTGTTAAGTCGGGAGACTTAATGTTTACTACTAACAATACTATCTTATTAAAACATACAGAAAACCTACCGCCAATCTATTGCATCCAACGTAAAGGAAACAAGGTAGTTCCGACTGAGACAGATATGATACAAGCTAATAAAGGTTCTTTCGGTGATGCGATTGGTCCTATTACTAATGTTATCACTTCACAGATATGCTTACAGGCAAGGTTCCCGAAAGACAGTGAGGAATATAAAGTCTTAGACTACAGGATATTGTGTGGGCAGCTGTTCCAACAGAACTCTATTGATAAAGCTAAAGGAATCATCGCTAAACCTATGCCAAAACATTGGTATGACAATAGCTACAACCGTATAGAAGAAACAGATACACCAGAAGAAATATCTAAGAAGGAATTCAATCAGAGAATCTGTGCAGATAAGAAGCCGTACTTCTTCATCTACAACTACCCTACTCTTATGAAAGAATACAAAGACTACATCAAAACATCAGATGCCGTGAGCAGGTCCAGATTTAATATTCCACTGGAAGAGCTGCTGTCATCACAAGAGTTGACTGAAGAACAGGCAGAGTTTCTCAAATTCTATAAAGAATTTTATCCAGTCAATGCAGAAACCTGTGTAGTCAATGAACTCTGCTGGGAAATTGAGAAAACATTGGCTGATGTAAAAGAAAGTAAGGTACCGTTTGACAGTTCTATTTTGAAGTCAGATGCCGCTTATACTGAAAATGAAAAGATGTTCATAGGATATATTTATGATAAATATAATAAGCAAATGAATAGATCATGTACAACTAAAGTAGATGCATTTACCGCTTCGTATAATAAAGCATTTAAAATTGAATGTGCTGAATATGTGTCTGATCCAGACAAACTCTGCAATATCCTTATTGATTTAGGCTACAACTCTAAAAAAGGAAAGTCTTTTATTTGGGAAATGTCAGGAGATACTATTATCAAAAATCTTCTCTCTCATACCGAAGGATATGCTCAAATACCAGTAAAAGATCCATCTGGAGATATAGAATATTGCGGAGAACGTTTTACTATGAAAAAAGTTTACATGGAAGGAAAAAGAGAATGGATTTAATACTCAATGAGAAAGAATATGTTGAAAGGATGTTAGAGCTAGGTGAATTTAATCCTAAAGACTTAGGTTCAGTCATAGCGCTTCTAACAAGATATATGTATCAGGAAAAGTATACACAGAAAGAAATATATAATAATATAGAAGAATTTGTAACAAAAGTCGTACCAGAATTTGATATTAATGCTTGGTATTCATTTATAGATAAATGTATCAGTAAAGCCAAAAAAAGAGATCTGTTGAATATTGATTATATACCTATTACGCAGAAAGAGTTAGATACTATCAAGGAAATCAAGAATCCCGCCAGGGAAAGACTTGTGTTCACGCTCTTGGTCATTGCAAAGTTTAATAATTTGAAATCTGAAACTAACAATAATTGGATTAACTATCCTATGGAAATGTGGTTTAAGCTCGCCAGAGTTGCCTGCAAAGTAGATGATCGTCCGTACATGATTTATGACTTGAAAGAAGCTGGCTTAGTTGAAGTGAGTAAAAAGATAACTCGCTTCAATATAAGAGTCACATTTGTTGATAATGATTCTGATCCGGTACTTAAAATTACAGATATGCGTGAGTTGGGTTATCAGTATCAGAACTTAGGTCCAAAGTCTAAAATAAAACTATGCAAACGCTGCGGAAAGCCGTACAAAGTGAAAAGTTCCAAAGCAAGAAGCGCTTTCTGCTCCGACTGTCAAGATAAAGTGGGAAAAGGTCCTAAAATAATTAAATGTGAATGCTGCGGAAAAGATTTCTTAGTTTCGCCCAAAAATACTAAATCTATGCTTTGCAAATCATGTCAGTTAGAAATTGATAAAGAGAATCATAGGAAGCGTCAAGCTCGCTATATAGCTCAAAAATGACGCTAGCAAAAAAAGTTCAGTCTCCGCAAATGCGCTCTACAGGCGCGTTTGCGAGATTCTTTAAATTCTGCATATTATGAAAGGGAGATATAGAGATGAAAAACAACAATAGACTTTATTTTGCCAGACAGAAATTTTTAGGAAAATGTCCTGTCTGTGGGAAAACATTGAAAAAAGTAGATGGAGTAAATATCCTCCGCTGTGACAACGCAGCCTGTTCCGGAGTGACTGTGAGAAGAAATGGGGAGTCTTCTCAGGAACCTTACTACAGAATGCTGAATGACAGGGGTATGGAAATCTACGAACATCTATTTAATAAAAAATAAATTATAGAAAGAGTTGATTATTATTAAACCGATTTCTAAGAAAGAAATTGAAAAACTAATGGACAAAGGTATCATTAGAAACACGCACAAAGGTTACATTAACAAAAAAGGATATCATGTAGGATATTATAAGACCTCAGGCAACAACAGATATATTGAGGACTACTATGCTGATAAAGCAAAATCACTGTAAAGGAGTGCCTAACTATTACTAAATTTTATGATACCAATGCTCTCCTGAATCTCCAGGAGGCAGCATTCAAAGAAAGATTCTTCATCTCTGATGAAACTCTTAGAGAAATCGAAAATATCAAAACATCCTCTCGGAAAGATGAGGATATCAAATACAAAGCTAGACATATAGCTCGTCTTTTAGATCAGAATCATGATCAGTATTCCGTAATAAATTATAATTTTGGAATGGAAAAACAACTGTTAAATTTTGAATTGGATCCAGTTAGACCAGACAACAGGATTGTTTTTAGTGCTTATGCTCTATCTAAAGTTCAGGATATTGAATTCATTTCAGATGATTTGTGCTGCAAAAATATTGCAAGGAAAGTCTTTAACCTGCCAGTGTACGGAATCGTAGAGCCTACTAACGAGATATATAAAGGATATAAAGTAATTAAAGGTGATACTAATGCTATCAATCAGGCTATGGCTGAACTAGATTATTCAACTTGGCATATCAATGAATATCTCATTATTGAAAATACCGATGACGGCACTACTAAAGAAATGCGCTATGACGGTCAGGGGTTTGTGGCACTAAAACTGCCATCTTCCAAATTTATTAAGGCAAAAAACTCCTTACAACGTTGTGCATTAGATATTTTGAATAACCCAGATATCACTATTGCGGCTATTCTCGGTGGTTACGGCAGCGGAAAAACTTATCTTTCTATGCAAATGGCACTATACAATGTAAAGGAGAAAGGCAGAAATAGTAAAATCTTAGGTGTACGAGAAGTTTCTGGTGAAGGTAAAGAGATCGGATTCCTTCCAGGCGACATGGAAGATAAAGTTGGGAGATTCTTTGAACCACTCTCTCAGTCTCTTAATGGCGGAGAGTTCGAATTACAGAGTTTGAAAGTATCTGGTGTGTTAGATACTAATGTACCGTTCTTTATGAAAGGTACTACTTATAATGACACTGTTATTCTCTGTGATGAAGCAGAAGATTTATCAGAAAGTCAAATTAAACTTATTGGTACACGACTTGGAGAGAACAGTAAAATTTATCTTGCAGGTGATTATAAACAATCCCTGTTAAGTAAAACGATTAATAATCCTCTCATTAAAATGTGTAATGAGTTTAAAGGAAATGAAAAATTTGGATGTATCTATCTTGGAGAAGATGTGCGATCAGAAACCAGTAAGCTCTTCGCTGATCTTTTCGAAAAGGATCACTTCTAAAAATATAAGGATTACAAGGAGAAACATATGGAAGAATTATTTGATTTTCCAATTATGAAAAGTGGAGTAGATGAATTAGTTGCTGATATCATCAAAAGCAACTATGACAATCGTAGATTAATCATTAACGATGAAATCAATAACAATCTATTAGAGTCCATCTGTTTATATATTTTGAAATATAATCAGGAAGATAAAGATGTTCCTGAAGATAAAAGAAAGCCTATTTGGATTATTTTAAATTCAGTAGGTGGAGTCGTAAACTTCGGAATGGGACTCATTGATTGTATTAAACATAGTATCACACCTGTTTATTGCTTAATAATTGGAATGGCTGCAAGTATGGCAAGTTATATTCCAATGGTCTGCGATAAATCATATATCTTTCCTAATAGTACAATTTGTATTCATGACGGACAAACCGGTATTATGCAGACTTCCAGAAAAGCAAATGACATCATGAATTTTTATAATAAATGTGATGAACGATTAGCTGAACTTGTATATGCCAATACCTCTATTACTAAAGATTTTTTAGACGGTATTGCTGATCGAGAATATTATATGTTCCCAGAAGAAGCTAAAGAATTGGGAATTGTTGATACTATTGTTGGCGTTGACTGCCCTATTGATGAAATATTATGAAATATTCCAAAAAGGAATTGATTGCTAAGGTTTCAGAAAAAACAGGCTATCAAGAAGAAAATATAGCTGAAATATATGAAGCTTTAGAAGAAACTGTGTATGATTTACTCCTGTCAGCAAATGAACATAAGGATGTAGAAATTCGACTGTTCACAGGATTTGGTATGTTTAGTAAATTAGTACCAAGTCATGAGAAAAAGATGCCTGACGGAGAAATTAAAACAATAGAACCTACTTTAAAATTCTCTGCACGTTACAGTGCTCGCTGGAGGAAAGATAATATTAAAGAGTACAGAGAAGCTTTAAAATTGTGGGAAAGAGTGAAAGGAAGAAAAGGATGAATGGAGTAGAAATTAAAACAACTACTACTACCCAGATGAAAATCAAGAAGGCTACAATTGATGAACAGGGAGCTGTTTACGTAGATGGCGAGGTAGTTGATCTTATCAATGCACTGAAGAATACATTTGAAGGCTGTATTTTTGATTTAGCTGTCACAGAAAAAACAGAGGTTCCTGTAGAGGACTGATGTTGAGTGTCCTGTGGTATATATTGCATTGAGAATAAAATAAATCACAAAAAGTATGTTGGTCAATCTATTGATATTAAATCACGATGGACTCAGCATAGACATACAAGTTCTTTAGTAAGAGATACATTTCTTTATAGAGCAATGGATAAATACGGTGTTGAGAACTTTGATTTTTATATACTTGAAGAATGCCAACCTGACGAGTTAGATATTAAAGAAATTTATTGGATAGCTACATTAGATACATATAATTATGGGTATAATATGACTCTTGGTGGATCAGGCTTGGCAGGTTACAAAGCTTATAATAGAAATTGTATTCCTAAAAATTTTGGAATGCTTTCTAACAATATAGATGAAACTGTGCCCATTATAAAGTTAGATACTGACTATGAAGTGTTGGAGTATTATGTAAGTGTTCAAGACTGTGCCAGAGCTAATGGCATAGCTTCCACAAACATTTCTAAAACTGCATCAGGGAAAAACAATACATGTCATGGATATATTTTTATGTATTTCAATGACATTAAGGATATGACCACTGATGAAATTATTTCTTATAGATTACGTCAAAGAAAGAATTATAAAGATTCTACCCTAAAATCTATAGATCGAATCTCCTCTTCTGGAGAAATTATCAATAATTATGAAAGTATTAGTCAAGCAGCTAAAGAATTAAATTTAGATCCATCTTCTATAAGCAAGGTGTGTAAAGGAAAACTAAAACAAACTCACGGCTATAAATTTAGATATGCCGTAGTAAATAATAAAGAATAAAAGGAGAAATAATTATTATGACAAAAGCAGAAGTTATTACAAAAGTAGCAGAAACAACAGGAATCACAAAGAAAGATACAGGAGCAATGGTTGACGCATTTCTTCAGGTTATCACTAATGAACTGGCAAGCGGAGGAAAAGTAGCATTCACAGGATTCGGTTCTTTCTCAGTTGTTGAAAGAGCTGCTAGAGAGTGTCGTAATCCGCAGACGGGAGAAACTATGATGACAGAAGCTCGTCTTGCACCGAAATTCAAAGCTGGAAAAGCATTAAAAGATGCAGTGAAATAAATATTAAATTGCTGACCTGGTGAATTCCAGGTTGGCGATTTGTCCGGTTAGTCTAGCGGTTAAGACACTGCGCTTTCAATGCAGTAACATGGGTTCAATTCCCGTACCGGATGTTTGTATATTTGAGAGTTGTGGGTAATCTCAAATGTCATTTTCCGTATAGTCGTTTCTTTGGGGAGAACTGGAACTCCCCCCTCCTATTCTGCAAAGTAAATTCACAAGGTGTGGAACCGACCTGCTAAGTCGTGTGATCCGACAGGATTGAGTTTCGATTACTCTGCTTTGCGTTACAAGATATGTAGATTACAGCCCACCTCCTGTGGGAATTCGTAGGTGAAAATCCTACCATGTAACTCTTGGTTATGTGATTGTAGCATATCATGAATATAAAGATAACCGGATTGATTCCGGTTGAAAGGCAGGACTACTCTCCTGCCTTTTACTTATAATTAGGAAATGGCTGCGGGGCGGCCTGACAATCTGGAAAGACAGATTAATGTTGCGTGTCCGGTAGGTCGAGGGTGCAGTCCTGAAAACTGTCTGGGTGTAAAAGCCTCTGGGGTTCGAATCCCTAACGCAACGTCCGGGAGAACGGTAGAGATGGAGATCTACGGCGGTCTGTAAAACCGTTGCAATTGCTTTGAGTGTTCGAATCACTCTTCTCCCATGAGGTTGACAAATTAAATCAAAATTCCATAAAACAAGTAGATAAGTTTTACTATGAGATGTGTATACGCATGGATTAGGTTTATTAGAAGGTTTTGTCTCTGATTGCAACAGATAATGAGCCTTTTGAGTCTACAAATACCGCAGGTTACGTAGGATCGGTTCCTCGGAGCTTTCATAGGGCTTGTAGATGGGTTCAACTCCCATACCTGCTATTACTAAGATACTTCGGTATCTTTTTTTAATTGGATAAAAAGGAGGTGCTCTAGTGGCACAAGAAGTTGAAAAAAAGCCTGTACCAAGAGCAAAACCTAAAGCACCTGCTCAAAAAGTTATTGATCGTGCTATTGATGAAGCTCTCTATGAAGTAGGGCGTACTAAATTTACATGTAATATGTGTGGAAAGCTGAAAGATGCTTCCGACTTTTATAAAAGTACAGATCCTCTATGTACTACTGGTGTGACAAGAATATGTAAAATGTGTGCAGCAAAGTTGGCATATTCTGAAGATTTAAAAGGTAATAAGAAAGCCCCTGATGAACAGAGTGTCCAGTTAGCGCTCAGATATTTAGACAAACCTTTCTTTCAAAAGCTTTATGATGAATCTATTCTTGAAGCTGCTAACACTATGTCTGGTCGGCCCAAAAATAATACCTGGACTAGTTATATAAAAAATATATCTATGCCACAATATAATACATTAACTTGGAAAGATGGTGATTGTGGCAATAGTTCTACTCTTCTACCGTCTATTGGGTCTGTAGATAACTCTGATGAAGTAAAAAAAATGTATAAAACCAATAAAAGAACTGTTATTTCAGCTCTTGGTTATGATCCATTCGAATCTGCTGCTGATGCAGATAAACCATTAATGTATGGAAAATTAGTAGGTTTCCTCGATGAAAGTACGCAAGACGATGAATTGAAGTTAGGTGCCTGTGTAGAGATTGTACATAGTCTTAACCAATCTGAAAAAATCAATACTGTAATTAATGCTCTGCAGAAAACTCCAGAATCTATTATAAAAAATTCTGCTACTATCAAAGCTCTTGAAGCCACTAAAAAGGACATTATGAAAACTACTCTTGATTTGGCTCGTGATAATGGAATTAGTATTAAGCATAGCAATCATAATACTAAAGGTGCTAATACCTGGACCGGGAAAGTAAAAGAGCTTAAGGAAATGAAGCTTCGTGAACAGGAAGTAAATGCTTTTGATATAGGAACTTCTCAAGGTATGCTTCAGGTTGCGGAAGCCAGTACTGCCGCAATCATGAAACAGTTGGCTTTAGATGAAAATGACTATACTGAAATGATATCTACTCAACGTCAAAAGGTGTTGGAATTAGAAAATAAATGTGATGCTGCGGTTGAAGAAGCACGTATTCTTCGTAGAGAGAACGATGATCTAAAAAATTTCCTCAGAGATAAGAAATTGATTGATGAAAATGATGAGGTGATTGTGGAATGAAACAGACTGATTCTGGTATATGGGTTCCAGATACACCTACTATTTTTGTTAAGCCTACAGAAGAAATCATTTCTCAACGAAAAATGGAAGGAATGCAGAAACTTTCTGAAATTAAACAATGGGGATTAAGAAATCCAACCAAATTTATGGAAAGATTCATAGGCGTTGACCTTCTTGATGTGCAGACCTATACATTTATGAATTCTTGGGATAAGATGTATGCTCTATGGTTATGTACCAGAAATTATGGAAAATCGACATTGCTTGCATTATATTACATGACAAGAGGTATGCTTCTTAATAATTGTAGATGTTATATATGCGCTGGCACCAGTGACCAGTCCATAGAAACTTTTGAAAAGATTGTATCTATCGCTAAAAATGAAATTGAGTCATTCACTGGATTAACTGATGTATTCAGGAATGAAGTTGTCATTAATATGACCAATAATGATGGTTTTATAAGAAATCCTGCAGGTTTTACTTATAGATTGTATAATGGTAGCTTCGTTAAAACACTTAACAGTAACGTCAACGCGAAAAGAGGAAAACGTGCGGAAGCAGTTTGTTTTGATGAATCTGGTTTCCTGGACGAAGAAGTATTTCAGGTTATTGAACCATATACAGCTCAGGATAAGAACTTTAAAATGGGTGGAAGTGTAAATGTAACTACTCTTCCTAAAGAATTGCCTAACCAATTACTCTACACTTCAAGTGCCAGCACTACTGATTCTTACTTTTATAAAAAGTATAAAGAATACAGTAAAGCTATGATCTGGGGTTCCAAAGACCATTTTGTAGCAGACATCAACTGTGAGATTATGTTTAATGCTACATATAGAGGTAAGATTTATCCAGCATCTCTGTTAACCAAAGAAAAGGTTGACAATGCAATGCGTGAAAATAAAGAAAAAGCTCTTCGTGAGTATTACAATATATTCACTTCTGATGGCGGCGCAGATGCCATCTTCAAACGTTCTATGATAGTAAAAAATTCTACTATCCGTCCCCCAATTATGTTTAATGATACAAAAGACAGACTTTTTGCCTTAGCATATGATCCAGCTAGATCTATGGATAACTCTTTTGTCCTTGTTGGAGAATATTATAAAGATTCTTCAGACAATTGGAGAATGCGTATTGCTAATGGTATTAATTTTATGGATCTTAGTAAAAAGAATAAAACTCCTATGCGTACACCTGAACAGGTCAAGAAACTGAAACAACTGATCCTTGACTATAATGGTGATGGAGTCGATGACTATACAAACATAAGTAATATCTTTATAGATGCTGGTTCTGGTGGTGCCGGTGTTAATATTGCAGATTATCTTATGGAAGATTGGTATGAAGAAGGACATGAAGGTGAACAGAAATATTTACATAGAGGTCTTATAGATAAAGAACAGTCGTCTGATTATGTCAAAAAATTTCCTAATGCTGTAGATAAAATTAAATTATTACCGCCTACTATGTATAAATCTATTATCTATGAAGCTGCTATTGAAATGATGAGACTTGATCTCATAGATTTCACTGCTGAGTATGATAATAAAGGATATTTAACAATGCTAGATATAGACGAAAAAGAAATGGCAAAAGCAAAAAAAGATTTAATTGCTAAGTATAAAGATAAATCTATGTCTAAAGGTGAATTAGATCGTTTAGTTGAAGAAGAACTTCAAGAAAGAAATTTGGCCTCAACTAAAATTTATAAACTATCTCCTGATGAGGAACTTGGTCTAGTACAGATCGACTCGCTAAAGGAGGAAATGGTTAATATGGTACGAAAGAAACGAGAATCTGGTAAAGATGGCTTTGAACTGTCTACAGAGAAGCAAAACAAATTGCATGATGACCGTTCGTATTGTTTCTCAATGCTCTGTTATGGACTCTCAGAACTTCGTAGAGAACATATTAAAAATAAGAAACGTCCCAAAAAAGAAAATATAGCTGCTGCTATGCCTATTCGTAAAGGCGTAGTAAGAAAAATGTTTAGTTAGGAGGTGAGACATTGGCTATTAAAGAGGAAAAAACAACTCAAGAGATAAAAAATTATGCTCTTAAACAACAGGCATTACAAGAAAAATTCGCTCAAGTAAAGCAAGCCGTACAGCTTATTGATTTAACTAAAACAGAAACAAGAACATTTACTGTATTTAGTAAAGATAAATTACGTCAATATATGCAAAACCCTAAAACCAATGAATCTAACCTTCGTAATTTGAGCAGATTCTTATATAGAGTTTCTCATAATTACAGAAGACTTATCTCCTATCAGGCAGAAATGGTAGATTTAACAGCTCTTAATGTTATACCTCAGATAGATTTTACTGAGGATGCGCATGACGATGAAAAAATAAAGACTAGTTATTTTAATACTTTAGTACAACTTGATAAGATGAATATGCAGTCAGAGATTTTAAAATGCCTATTGATTGCATGGCGTGAAGATACATTTTATGGTTATACATATGAAGATGATTCTGGATTCTTCATTTACCCTCTTGATGGAGATTATTGTAAAGTATCTTCTGTCAATTATGATGGCACTCTTAATTGTGCCTTTGATTTCAGTTATTTCAGAAGTCATACTGCCGACTTAGAATACTGGGATTCTGAATTTAATTCTAAATACAATTCCTTTCAAAGTGACAATACTCTTCGTTGGCAAGAGTTGGATCCAGAAAGAACTTTTGTAATTAAAGTTAATATTGATGATCCAACACTTAACATGCCACCTCTTTCTGGTTTGTTCGAACCACTTATTGATCTTATTGATCTCCAAAGTATTCAGTCGGTAAAAGATGACTTATCAATCTATAAACTTTTGGTTGCAAGATTAGAAACACTTACTAACTCTGACGAACCAGATGATTTCTCAGTAGATATTGACACAGCCATTGAATATTATAATAGACTAGTTGAATCTCTCCCAGATTGTGTATCTGCAGCTATCTCCCCTC